CCTCACCGGGTCGCGTAGCATGGGCGGCATGGGGTGGCGATTCAGGGCAAACCTGGAGCAACATGAAATCCAAAGCCATCAAAAAAGCAAAGGAGCGTGCCATGGAACCGATCGTTGACGGTCGTCCTTATCCAAATGAGCATGCTGCTCGCCTGAAAGATCCTGATCAATACGACCGCATCCGCCGTGTCAATGATGAATTTGGCGCTGGCATCGACGCGATCTACGGCATCAAGGATGAAACTGCTGAACTGCAGGCAATTCGTTTTGACGCTGATCGTTTCACACCCGCTGAAGCCCGTGAATGGTTGAGCGATCACGATTACAGCCCAATGGAATTCGAGGAAGCCACTGGCGAACGCAGCCAGAAACGCGCTGCTCCCGATGCGGTTAAAGTTGGCGATTTCGTGGAATGGGATTCAAGTGGTGGCACCGCACGCGGCAAGGTGGAGCACGTAATGCGTGAAGGTGTACTTGGCGTTCCAGATTCTTCGTTTAGTATTAATGCATCTGAAGAAGATCCCGCTGCGTTGATTCGCGTGTACCGCAAAAACGACGACGGTGACTACAAAGAGACTGAAACGTTGGTCGGTCACAAGTTCTCTGAGCTGCGCAAAATTTCTGCACTGCGTTTCTTTGAAGGCGAAACACTGAAGCGTTCACTCGTAACTGAATTCCGCGCTGAAGGCGAAGAGCGCACGCTTGAGTTCCCCTTTGCTAGTGAGGCTCCTGTCGAGCGTTACTACGGCATGGAAGTGCTGTCGATGGATGACAAGTCGATGGATCTTCGCCGCTTGAACGATGGCGCACCGCTGTTGTATCAGCATGATCCCGACAAGATCGTTGGCGTTGTACAGAAGGCGTACATCAAAAACAAACGTGCTTATGCACGAGTGAAGATCGCCAACAACGAGCTTGGCCGTGAAATGCAAGATCTGATCAAGGACGGAATTATCCGTAACGTCAGCTTCGGTTACAAGATCAATTCCATGGAAACCGATGAGTCCACTTCCCCAGTGACTTATCGGGCAACCAGCTATGAGCCATTTGAGATTAGTCTGGTTACCGTGCCTGCTGACAACTCAGTGGGCATAGGACGCGCTTTCTCCCATAATGAGAGCGTCGAAACGGCCTCAGCCGTTAAACAAACTACAAACGGAGTTACAACCGTGGATCAACCCCTCAATCTTGAGGCTATCCGCGCTGAGGCCGCTCAGGCCAAGGCTAAGGAAGTGGCCGACATGATCGCCCTTGGTCAACGCACCAAGAACATTGAAATGGCTCAAGAGTTTATTGCAAACTCCCGTAGCCTCGACGAGCTGCGCTCTGCCCTTCTGGAGAAGATGGGTGTTCAAGAGAAGCCTGTGAATCCTAAGGACGCCGAAATCGGCATGTCTGACAAGGAGCGCCGCAACTTCTCCTTCATCCGCGCTATCAACGCTCTGGCTCATCCCAACAGCCAGGAAGCTCAGCGTGCTGCTGGTTTCGAAATGGAAGTCAGCCGTGCTGCTCAAGAAAAGAGCGGTAAGGAAGCTCGTGGCATCCTGATCCCTGCCGATGTGCTGGGCTATGGCCGTCGCGACCTGACCGTTGGTTCGGCTTCGGGTGGTGGTGATCTGGTTGCCACTGATCTGATGAGCGACAGCTTCATCGACCTGCTGCGCAAAGCTCTGGTGCTGCAAAGCGCTGGTGCGACCATCATGACCGGTCTGCAAGGCATGGTTGCTCTGCCCCGTCAATCGGGTGGCGCCACTGTGTATCACGTTGCTGAGTCGGGTTCGATCAACGAATCCCAGCTCACCGTTGATCAGGTGACGATGCAGCCCCGCACCATTGGTGCTCTGACTGATTACAGCCGCCGTCTGCTCCTGCAGTCCAGCATTGACATCGAGAACCTCGTTCGTCGCGACCTGGCTCAGCAGATTGCTATCGAGGTTGAGAATCAGGCCATCAACGGCACCGGCACCGGTTCCTATCCGCTGGGCTTCCTCAACGTGACCGGCATCAACACCGAGTCCGGTTACACCACGTTCGCTGATTATGTGAACGCTGAGGCCGCTCTGAGCACCGACAACGCCCTGCTGGGCACCCTCGGTTACATGATGAATTCCTCCCTGCGTGGAACTCTGAAGACCACCGAGAAGTCGGCAACCGGCACCAACGCCAACTTCATCTACGAAGCCAACAACACCATCAACGGTTACTCGGCTTACGTGTCGAACTCCATGCCGAACAACACTGCGGTGTTCGCTAACTTCAGCGACATCATGATCGGCTTCTGGAGTGGTCTGGACATCATGGTTGATCCTTACACCGGCTCTGCTTCTGGGACGGTCCGTGTGGTGGCCATGCAGGACTACGACGTGGCTATCCGCCATCCTGAGTCGATCTGCAAGCTGTCCTGATGATTGTGGAGCGGGTAATGCGCATTCAGATGTTGCGGAACACCATCGTTGATCTCAAAGAAGTGAAGGCTGGTGATTTCGTTGAAACTGATCACAAATCAGCTTTGCTGTTGATCGGCATCCAGAAGGCCATTCCCGCTCCCATAGTCGAGGAAGTTGTTACGGCTGACGAGCAGCCAATCTCTGTTCCAAGCAAACCCACTCCCAAACGGAGAAAGACCAATGATCCACAATCTCGGGTCGAAGACCTACATCGCGAGCCTGCTGGCCGCTGATTCCCGCACTGCTACCGCCACCGGCACTGGTTTTGACCTGCAAGGGTCGAACGATGCTGAAGGCGAAGCGATCGTGATCCTGGATTGCGAAGCTGGTAGCGGCACCACTCCTACCCTGAACGTCAAGCTTCAGGATTCGGCTGACAACTCGGCATGGGCTGACATCACCGGCAAGACCTTCACCGAAGTCACCAGTTCTGCTGCTGCATTTGAGAAGATCAGCATCAACTGCAACGACGTGCGCCGTTATGTGCGTGCTGTCGGTACTCAAGCTGGCACCAACCCTGTGTTCGTGTACGGCGTCTCGCTGGTCTACAGCAAGAAGTACGGCAACTGATCCAGATGGCTTTCCAGGATACGCTGGCATTTTTGAACGTTCATGAGTTCGGGGTTTCCTGCACTCTTGGCGCTTCAACTTTTGTCGGCATCCTGGATTCGCCTGTGGAGGTGCTTGCGGGTGGCATGGCTTTGAGTCGGGAGTACTCGTTATTGGCGAAGACTTCTGACGTCAGCACTGCCGCCCGTGGCACTGCCATTACTGTTGATTCGGTCTCCTATACCGTCAGAGAGAATCGAGCACTTGATGACGGTTTGTTTTCGGAACTACTATTGAGCAAGGTTTGACTTTGAGGCTATGAGCAGCATTTTCAAGGTCAACACCAGAGCTAATTGGGCAAACCTCAATCCCGTGTTGCTTCCGGGTGAGACTGCCGTTGAGACACAAACCAATAACGTCAAAGTTGGAGACGGCGTTTCCGTTTGGAGCAAACTGCCGTATTTCTCCTCGCCAGGGTATTGGGGTTCGTTTTGGGACGACACGTCGCAGACAGCAACGGCTAACACACCAACTGCAATTTACCTGCGTCAACGTGATACGGGCAGTCAAGGTATTCGTGTTGTTTCCGGCACTCGCATCACGTTTGATTATGCTGGTGTTTACAGCATTACGTTCTCAATTCAATTCAGTAATACGGACAACAGCATTCACGATATCAACGTTTGGTTGCGCAAGAATAACGAAGGCAGCGCTGGTAACGTGCCGGCTAGCGACAGCCGATTCAGCATCATCGCAAAGCATGGCAACGTTGACGGCAACGTGATCGGCTGCGTCAATTTTGTGTTGCCTGTTGTCGCAAATGATTACCTGGAGTTGATCTGGGCGACATCTGACGTTGACGCTTACATTCATGCTGAGGCAGCAGCCACAAGTCCTTTTGCTCATCCGAGCATTCCCGGCGTTGTCTGCACTGTCGTTCAAGTTGCTTCTGCCTGACCATGGCTGACACCCGCCGCGAATTGATCCTGGCTCGCATTAAGAGCAATCTGGACACGATCACAGGTGCAACGGTCTACAGGAGCCGTGTGGAGCCTCTGGCGCGTGGTGAGTGCCCTGCTGTCATCGTCGAGCCTGTCAACGATCAACCCAGCGAAGAGTTCTATAACAAGCTTCAGTGGACACTGCGTGTGCGGGTGACGGTGCTGGTGCGGGCCAATGTACCTGATGACGATTCAGACACTTACACGCAGCAAGTGCACACAAAGATCATGTCTGATCCAACTTGCAACGGGTATGCGCTTGACATCAATCCTGATCGTGTTGACTTCAGCCTTTACGAAGCTGATATTCCGCTTGGGGTGATTAGTATGGATTACATGGTCATGTACCGTTCCGGACGCACTGACCTGACCACAACAGGCTGATCTCATGGCTAAGGCAAAAACACCAAAGCCTGTACCCAATCCTGGCGTCGGGGGCACTTACCTCTTTGACGTTGAGACAGGTGAGCTTAAACTGTTGTCAGAAACTGATCCTTCTGGAGACGTAACCAATGGCCGGGAAGATTTACCGGAAACGGACGGTTCTCGTTAAAACCGAGGCCACATACGGCACTGACTCAACCCCGGCTGGCAGCGATGCCGTTCAGGTGCGCAACCTGGAGATTACGCCTGTTGAAGCTGACGTGCTGTCACGGGACCTGATTCGTCCTTACCTTGGCAACTCGCCTCAGCTCATCGCTAACACTCGCGTGTCGGTGACGTTCGAGGTTGAGTATGCAGGTTCTGGCACTGCTGGCACGGCACCGCGTTATGGCGCCCTGTTGAAGGCTTGCGGATTCAGCGAGACTGTCGTTGCTGCGACCAGCGTCACCTATGCACCTGTCAGCGCAAGCTTCAGCTCTTGCACGATCTACTTCTCGATCGACGGCATTCGCCACAAGGTGACCGGTTGCAGGGGCAACTTCAGTCTGAACCTGACTGCCAACCAGATTCCGGTGATCAACTTCACCATGACTGGTCAGTACAACGCTCCTACTGATACTGCTGATCCGACCCCGACCTTCACCAACCAGGCGGCACCGCAGATCTTCAACGACACCAACACCACCACCTTCAGCCTGTTCTCGTCTTCGGCTCTTGCACTGCAGAGCTGCCAGGCAGACATCGGCAACGAGGTTGTGTATCGGGAACTGGTCAATAGCGACAAGGAAGTGCTGATCGTTAACCGTGCCGCTTCTGGTACGTTTGCGATTGAGGCTCCTACCCTTGCCACGAAGGACTTCTTCGCTGCTGCTGTGGCTGGCACCACCGGCGCCTTGAGCTTGGTTCACGGCACTACGGCAGGCAACATCATCACCCTGTCCTCGTCTGTCGTCAGCCTTGGCAACCCAGCGTATGCTGAAGACCAGGGTGTGGTCATGCTGAACCTGCCCTTCACGCTCGTCCCGACCTCCTCGGGTAACGACGAAATCACCCTCGCTTACACCTGATCCGCATGGCTTTCGTTCTTAAAAAGGTCGCGTCTTACAAATGGCCAGTCACGGTGGAAACACCTATTGATGGCGGCAAATTTCAAAAGCAAACGTTTGACGCGATCTTCAAAAAGATGAGCCGGTCTGAATTTAATAATTTGGTTG